GTGAGGTTGACAGGCGGTTGTGGTGTGGTGTGGTAGGTGGGGGTGTGTGGGGGTGACCAGGGGGGTGACACCAGATATATATGGGTGGCGATAATATATATAACCCCCACATCCATACCGATTTTTTCCAATTGACAAGGTTAACCCTTTATTTTTTTTTAATTTAATGATATAATATGGCAAGAAATAATATGAGCCAAGTAAACTTAAAAAAGAAGATTGAGCAAGTTAAGGATGTTCAAGATAAGTATCGCAGAGAAGCGACACTTTTTGCATTTTGGAAATCAATTCCCGCTTTAATTAAAAACGCTAAGTACGTTAACAGAATAAAAGGACTCACAGCCGATGAGGAGACGTTAGAGATGATTGAGGGGCTTATGCAATGTGATACCCTTAAAGACTTCGCTGAATTCGTTGATATTAGCCCTCACGTCGTTTACAGATGGAATAATTCCGAAGCTATCCAGAAGAAGGTTGATGAATTTAATCTTCACAATAACGCCATGAGGTTTAAGCAAGATGTTGATTATGCTTTTACGAAAGCGACGATTGATAACGCCGACCCTTCCAGATTTAAGCTTTGGAAACAATATTTTGAAGGTTGGGTTCCGAAAGAAGGTAATGTTCATGAAATAGAAGAATCGACGGAAGTTATTCAGGCTAAATTAAGAGAACTGGCTGATAAAAAGAATGAAGACGCAGAAGAAGGAGAAATATTAATTGATGACGAAGATGAAGAAATATCTAAAGAAGATAACAGACTCGTTGGGGCAAACGAGGGAGGACCTGGAAAGAGCCAAGGAGATAGTTAGAACTCTTTATAGAGGCCCTAACGGAAAGCCTTTTGAAATGACCGATGGTCAGGCTGCCCTTTTTGATTGCATTTACAGAAGACTTAAATCCAGGGTTGCGATGCTCGCTTATACTCAGTATGGAAAAAGTGAAGTTGTATCGATGGCTGTTTTAACCAGAGTTTCTACATTTGCCGAAAAATGGGTTATAATCGGTGGGTCCAAAGACAAAGCGGAGATTATTATGGACAAGCTCACTGAACACGTTTTTGATAATAAATATACGAAAGAAAAACTTTCACTTAAAAATGTTGGTTCTTTAGAAAGATTAAGACATGAAAAGAGTAAAGAGAAGTTAACTTTTAATATTGGAGAAAAAGAAGGAGAATCCAGAATCGGACAAGTTTCCATTCTTTCCGCTGATGCGAAAAAGAAAGGTCAGGATGCTGGTGATATTCTAGTTGGACACGGAGCTCAAAATATTATCGTTGATGATGCTCCTCTATTAAATGACACGATTAACGGTAAGATGATGAGAATGCTTGGAGGGCATAAAGATTACTTTTTAATGAAGATTGGAAACGCTATTAAGGATAATCACTTTAAAAGAGCATATTTTTCCGATAGATACGTTCCTATAAAAATTGATTATAAAGTTGGAATCGAAGAGGGAAGACAGTCAGCCGAATACTTCGAATGGATGAAGGAAGAGATGGATAACCAGATTATGTTTGATTCTTTCTACGGATGCGAATTTCCACCTCAAGATTCTGCATTTGACGGCGTATGGATGCCGCTTCTAACCAATTCGGATATAGATAAGGCGATGGAAGAATCTGATGAGGTTGAACATTTCGGAATAAAGAGAAAAGGAGTCGATGTTGCCGATACTGGAGTTGACCATGATGTTATTTGCATGAGAAGTCCAGCTAAGGCAGAAATTTTATATGATACACAAAAATCCGACCAGATGAAGCTAGCTTCTGCAATTACCAATTGTGGAAACGATGAAAAGGCGTTTGTTGATAAGATTGGAGTTGGAGCTGGGGTTTGTTCTCGGCTTAGAGAGATAGGATATCCTCACGTTGGAGTTCATTTTGGAGAAAAGCCGTCCGATACGATGATGTTTTCAAATAAAAAGGCTGAGATGTATTGGCAGCTTAGAAAGTGGATTCATAACGGAGGAAAACTTAAGAAAGACCAAAGATGGTATCAACTTACCAATGTGATGTATAGAGCAAAGGATAGAACGGGTAAGATAGAGATAATGCCGAAAAGAATTGCTTCTAACCTCGGAATAAAGAGTCCTGATATTGCCGACGCTTTAGCCGCTACATTTTATTATCCAGACCGTTATAATGAGAAAAAGGACGAAGACGAGGAATATTTTTACAAAAGAATGAAGGAGAAGAAAAAAAGAAAAAGAAAAAAAAGCGAATATAATTTAAAAATGATATAATGAATAAAACATTTCAATTAGATGAGCATGATAAACAATTAGTCGGAAGGGTTTATGACCGATTCGACAAGATGATAAATGCTCGAAATAAACAATATCCTCATTTTAATAACCGAACTTTAGTTGAATATATAAATGATAATCAAAGAAGGGTTAATTCTTACGTTGAACCTAAAGAATCTCAAGGAAAAGAAAGCTGGCAGTCAAATGTTGCTCTTCCTACCGTTAGAGACAAAATGAAAAGAATTATTGCTGGATTTTCCCTTACAGTACCTGAACAAACTATAAAAGCTAGAACAGAAGGGGGAGATATTGATTTGAAATCTATCCAGAGGGAGGATATTGCCGAAAAACTGATAAAATCCTCCTATAATCAAAATAATAACCCGATTATCGACCATTTCTGGGAATCTTGGGAATGCGGAGTTAATGGAACGGTTATAGTTTACGAAGGTTATCTTAAAACCGTTTTAGAGCAGAAATTTATTAAATCTATCGACATGGAAACAGGAAAGGTCGAATCTGACACCCGACTTGTTAACGTTGAAGATAAATGCGTTTCTCATCTCCTTGATTTATCCGAATTCTTTATTCCTCAGTTTGATATAAACGATATTCAAGATATGCCAGATTGTATTTGGGTTAGATATTATGAACCTGAATTATTCGAATATGAATTTGGAGATTATAAGAATGCTGAGTTTGTTGATACTGCTGGAAGACATCGAGGAGCTGAAACCGATACTTTCTACAAAGATGATGACTGGAGTGCCGAAGAAAGAGCTGGTACGGAAAGAATAGAAGTTATTAGATATTATAATAGGTTAAACGATGAATATGTGATTATAGCTAACGGAATTCCGATAATGGAATCGCCTCTTTTGTGGGAAATTAATGGAAAGAAGGTTTATCCGTTTTCTAAATCTATTTTAGAACCATTTGCTGGTAAAAACTTCTTTTACGGCAAATCACTCCCTGATATTTTAATGGGACAATACGATTTACTTAATACTTACTTTAACAGTGTAATGGATAAAGGCTTCAAAAGCCTGAATCCGCCCACCCTAGTTGGTTTAAGAAATAAAGATGCATTTGACATTGAAGAGGAAGTTCACTCTACTGGAACAACAATTTATGTTGATGATGTTAATCAGGTGACTCCGCAGCCAATTGATGGAGTTTCTCAGGCCGATGTACAGATGATACAGCTTCTTAATCGGGGCTTAGAGGACGCTGCACCGAGTATGCCGTCCGTTATGGGTGATAAGACAGCTACTGCTAGAGAGGTTGTCATAGCGGAGGAGAGGACCCAAGAGTTAAAACACGTTTATCATCAAATGCTTATAGAATTATGGAGGCAAAAGTTCCAGCTACGGCTTGCAAATATAAAAATGAATTATTCTGAACCCAGAAAAGTTTATAAAAAGAATGAAGAAGGGGAAAAAGAGGTTCAAGAAGTTCATAGAACATTCATAATTGAAGATACTATAATTGATGACGAAACAAACGAGAGAGGAACTCTTGCTATTCAGTTTAGAGATGTAGAAGACCCTCAGAAAAAAGCAGAAATAGAAGAAAAATTCGCTGCAATAGAAGAAGCTATGGAGATGAAAGGTGAAAACTTCAAAAAGATTATGCTTAAACCCGATTATCTTGATGGATATCTTTATAGCGTTGATGTTATTCCTGAAAGTTTGGAAAAAACTTCGATGGCTAGACTTCAAGTCGGAATTCAAGAAGAATTACAAATTGTTGGAACATTTTTCCCTCATATTCTTCAAGCAAATACTGAAAAATACTTTAGAAAAGTTGCTGAAGCTTATGGAAAAGACCCAAATGAATATTTGGATGCTTTAGAAGAGCAAGGAGGAGGAATGCCACCTGGAATGGAAGAAATGATGGGTGGAGAAATGCCTCCTGAGGGCGGAGAAGGAGGAATTCAAGGACCCGCACCAGATGTTCCACCTGAAGATATGATGCAATAATATGATTAATTTTATCAAAAAACAATTAATTAAGTTGCTTTTTAGGCTCCTTGATAATGATTATCATTTTGAGGATATAAACGATGAAGCTATTGAAATGTGGTTAGCAAAGCAATACGGACAGCCAGGATTTCTAGAGTATTTTAGAAAAAGAGATTTGCAAATCCTTAAAACATTTGCAACTTTACCAGAAAAACAAGATTATTGGAATTTAGTAGGAAAAAGAATGGAGCTTATAAAATTACACAGAGAGATGGAAAGAGCACACAAAAATAGAAAGAAAATGAAGAAGGACTTTGAAAAAAATAAAAAGGATAAGAAATCATAAAGGTCGACCCTGAATGAGCTCGTAGGGCTTATGACTGTTTCTCTTTAAGGGAGATAGTCATTAGCCCTATCCAGGGCTTGTTCATTCATAGTCGAACAGCTATGTAAAAATAACCGTTTTAAAACAATGAACACAGACAAAGAAATGGACTTAAAAAAAGAGGGTGACGATACCCAAGACGATTCTGGTCAACCGTCTAAAGATTCGTCAAAAGACTTAAAAGGAGATATCTCTCTCCCTGACGATGGTCAGTCAGAAAAAGAGCAATCTGTTAAGCTCTCTAAATCTGAGTATGAAAAGCTCAGAGAGGAAAGAAACAACTATAGAGAAGGTCTTCTTTCTACAAAAGAGAAGCTTAAACAAATGCAGGAAAAACAATCTCCTGAAAAAGAAGAAAATACCTCCACGGAACCTTCGGGAGATTATTTGACTAAGTCGGAGTTCAAAAAGATGAATGAGGAAAAAGCTATTCGCAGATTCCTCAATGAAAACCCAGATATCAAGAATAACTGGGGTGACCTTGTTCAGCATTATGCTGGAAAGCGAGGAAAGTTGGATGTAGATGCTATCGTTCAAGATTTGGACGATGCTAAAGATTTGCTCTACAAACACAATCCTGAGCTTAAAAAGGATAAATCTCCTGAGAAGGATGATTCTAAAAAATCTCTTTTAGCTACCGACAAATCATTATCTGGTCAACCTCCAGTTAGACAAGAGGGCACTTCCAAAAAGAAAGGAGGAATTCTCAATACTGGAGACGAAAAACCAGAAAACTGGTATGGTGGAGGAGAAGAAGAATAAAGGTCGATATTATTAAGTCCATAAGTATCCTAACATTATGGCTTTTGTACCACTTCAATACGACTCTGGAATGACAAAGATGATGAAAATCAAAGACGGAGAAAGCGTCTCCAAATTTGATGCTCTTCAATTTGATTCTGGAGAAGTAAAAAGAGCAGAGTCTGACACTAGAACAGTTAGATTCATTTCACTTCAGGACGTTTCTAGTGCTGATGATGAATACATTCTTGCACTTGATGTGCGAGGTGTTGAATTTGAAGCTGACTGTGATAATGACACTGACCAAGACCAAGTTGGACTTGGACAATCTCTTCAAGACCATAAAGAGGTTGACAATGACAATACTGAGACTGACAACGAAGACGCTTTCGTTATCACTCAGATAGTTGGTAAGGACTCAGAACAAAAAGTCAGAGGATACTTCCTGGATAGAACTGCTGGTAGCAACTAAACACTATGGCTATTACAACACAAGACTTTGAAGCACTAACAGACGACTTGCAGTCCATTTTTAATGAGACTGCTCGTAGAAAAGTTGCTGAAAATGTAGGTTTCAAGATTTACGATGTAAGAGACACCAACAGGTTAAATCACACTCACCAAGTTCTCCACGGACTCGCAGGAGTTAGAAAGATGACAGAAGGTGAAGACTTCCCTAAGGTTCACGGAAAACAAGGTGATGATATTACCTGGACTCAGGAACAATATGGTGGAATGGTTTCAATCACCAAGAAGATGAGAAAGTTTGATTTACACAACCAAATTAAGTCGGTTGTGAAATCAATCAGTCAAGACGCTTTTGATAAAGTTGACCAATCACTTGCCGATGCTTTGCTCGGTGGGTTTGAGTCTTCTTATCAAGACCCTTACGGTGATGTAAAATCATCCGTCACTCCTGATGGTTTGAGACTCTTTCATTCGAATCACACCAATCCTATTACTGATGAGACGTTTGGTAATATCATTAAAAAGGATGGTGTTGAGCACCCACAGCTCAGTAGAGAGGCTATTAGACAGGCTCAAGTTGATGCTAAAACTCACAAGGACCCCAACAATATAATGAGACCCATTAATTTGGACACTCTTATTGTTGCTCCTGAGAAAGTTGACTTGGCAGAACGTCTAATTAAGTCTCAATATCTACCAGGAAGTGCCAACAACGACATTAACCCTCTTTACGGAAAGGTTAAAATCGTTGAGTGGCCTAGACTCTCTGAAAATAGTGAAGGAGACGACACCAAGGAATATTGGTTCTTGGTAGATAGTCAAGCGGCTAAAGAAGAAACTCTCAAGTGTTTGTTTGCGGAAAAACCAAGTCTGGACGCCCCAGACCTAGTTTACCCGAACAAAAACTGGGATTACACGCTTGATTTCTTCTATACTATAGGTAAAGGTTACCCTGCTTACGTTTACGGAAGTAAGGGAACTGCATAAACCTACCTTGCAACCCCGCCCTTCGGCTCGTGGGGCGGGAAGGGCTAAGACGAGCCTCCTTCCTGCTTCAGGAGCTAATTAAAAGTTAATTTAAAATAATTATGTCTACAACAGTAAATTGGGATAAATTAGTAGCTCAAAATAGAGCAAAAGCACACGGAATAGCTTGGAGTGATGAAGAAATGGATGCTATTTATAATAAGGGAATTGACCCTGAAAAAGTAAGAAGAGGAATTCTTACAAAAGAAGACGAAGAAAAAGAAATTAAACAGCATAAGAAAGAAGGAAAACCATGGTATCATGGAAATACACAAGAAATAATGAAACTAGCAGCTGAAGTTGGGATTGAATTTGACCCAAAATCAGCTAATAGGTCTGATTTAATGAATGAAATTAAACAGGTTAAGAAAAAGGAAAATATTACCGAAGAAGCATTACAGAAAATTAACCAAGCGGTTAATAACTAAAGGTCGAACAAATTACAAATTTTAATCAAAATAAAATTATGGCTGAAGTAAACACTGGTTTTGATAACTTCCACCCTATAGTTGCTAAAAAGCAAGAATTGGGTGAAGTTTCATCTAATACAGAAGTTAGAGTTAGAGGTCTCGTAAACGTTGTCGAGCTTAAACCAACAGACGATATTGAATTTGATGTTCAACAAGTTGGAGATGCTGGACAAATGGTTTATCTAATGGTTGAAGGAGGAGAAGAAAAGACTTTAACCATGGGAGATAAATTTATTGCTACTGGAACTCTTGATACAGGTTCAACTGATGACAGAATGTTTGTTATCAAGTTTGTTTCTGACGGAGAACTTCTTTATGAAGTTTCCAGAACAACGGCAATGGACATCTCTTAAAGGTCGAAAATTTAAATCTTAATATCAATTATAATTATGGCTAGACATTACACAATTACATCTGGAGTAGTTTATCGTCACACCGTCTTAGAGGGGGTTGAGGAGCATGATGAGGGTAAAGACTTTGCTGAGTCTGAAAAACAGCTTATAGCGGGAGCTAGAGCCGTTGCTGTCCAATTAGAAGGACACGACCTCCAAAATAGAGAGGCAACTCTCAAAATAAGAACATCTTTAGATGGAGGAGAGACTTGGAGGCTCCACAGACTTCTTATTGAGACTGGTCCTACCTCTAATGGTTTGGATTATATTGAAGAAAAAACACTTTCTAGTTCTGGTAGAAATTTAACTTACCTTGCACCAGAAACTCTCGGAGCTTTGACTCACATTAAAGCTAGACTGGAAATCACTGATACTGATAATCCAGAAGGATATTTCAACGTCAAGGTAACAATCGCATATTAAAAGGTTGATAAATTAAATTAAAAATTATGGCAGAATTTATTTGGGAACTACAAGGGACAACCGACACAACAATCGCAGACACAGATAAGCTACAATTTGCAGCAGGAACATTCGACAGTAAGATTATAGTTGATTCTTACAACGACTCAACTCACGTTAAAGCTGATGA